AGTATCATAGTGATTACCAATATGAATTAACTGCTCACAGAATTTTTGATCGTAAAGTTTTGCCCAATTTGGGGGTTGATTTAGTAACTGGGTTAAATGATCCTCATCGCGAATTTGCTGATACACTCCCACATTTAAAAAATCTAATTTTAAATAACCTCGTTCTTCCGCTGTATGGTATTCTAAATTAGACAGTCCTGTAAAAGGGTCGATTGGAATTTCTGTAAAGTAGACCCCCGTATTATGTTTAGCTAGTTTGTCATCACGACTTATACTAGCAGGCGTATGTTTAATTAAGGATAAGATTTGTTCTCTGTTTCCAAAATCTATATCAATGTCTGACTTAAATTTCATAGCCCTGCCTTTTGTAAAACATCTTTGACCCATTCTGCATCTGCTGCATAATCTTTAAATTTTTTCTGCCAGAACTCCGGATCAATCCACGCCATAATTACATTAAGTTGTTCATTATTTAGATTACTTAACCATTCGATTCCACTGCTACAATTATAGACTATCCATGGACTTATTCTTCCATTGGAAATATGGTATACTATTCTATTTCCTGATCCTGACCTAAAGTAATTAGCAAAATTATTTTGTAAAATACTATCCGAGTCTGCGTATGTTTGCATTTCATTTAATGCCCGCTCTATGGCATCTTGTACATTTTCTTTTTTTATATACTGATGTAACCACTCTAAGTATAATGCATCTTTGCACCAATGGTCTAATTTTTTATTATTTTTTATTAACCAATCAGTAAAACTGCTAGTATTAACTGCTCTAATAGCAACTAAGTGTCTGCCGTATTTTACAAAAGCCAGATAAAAAGATGAAGCTGCAAAATCTTCGTATGTTTTTAGTTTTGCACTCCCTTGAGTTATTTCGTAAAATCTTAGATAAGAGTTAAAACCCAGATGCACCCCTGCTTCATTCTGTTGCTGCCACCTACGCTTAGGCTCGCACATATGTGCAATTAGTGTACTTTCTTTAATATAAGATTTACCACAATACCGACAACTATAGCTCATATATTATTTTGTTGTATGTAATTATATAGATATTCTACTAAAGGTAGATTTTCGTTACCGTGATAATGTTTACAAGAAGGGCTAACATCGACGTCGGCACTTGTTGAGCCTGCTTCGTGTAAAAATAAATTACTAGACCATGTATCTAAGTTTATTAAATTTTTATTTTCTTGAATATACTTTAATTTCAATTCACTTATGTGATTTTTTAAAAACAAATCACCAGGAGCAGAGTATATTACATGTCGAATATTTCTACTAGTTAAAAACCCACTTAAAGAAATTACATCATGAGAAAACATATCTATATATTTTCTATTAACATCAAATTTATACCGAGATTCGATGTACTTAATATATTGATTATTTAAGTTTGCATATCTTAAATTTTTTATTCCAACTGGATTATAGCTGATCCAATGACGATTATAAGATTCGACGTCAGGATTCCACGGTGCCGCCTGTCTGTCCCAAAAGGTAGTAGATATAACTACAAATTCAACAGGATAAGTTAATATATATTCTATTGTACTTGTAAAAATCCTATCATTGCTTGATCCATGTAAACTAAGATTAAAGCAATTTTCGATATTTAATTTTTTAGACAAAGCTGATAAAGCAGTTCCCCACGCACTGCCATAGCTACATCCATTCATTAACAACATTAACTCAATTCCTTTTTAATCTCACTGTCACTCATGCCTAAATTTTTAGCCAACTCTTTGATTTCTTTTTCTGTGTTTATTTCAGCCAACAGTTCGATTTCATCTGTTTTTAAAGTAGGATAAAGTTTAGTTAAAAACTTAATTATTTTTGTATTGCTGCCTTCTTTTTTCTTAGAACTCAGCCAATAGTGTCTTTGTTTGCCCATGCCAGGACTGACAGATGTACAAGATAGCCATTGCAGTTTGGTATGTTTATTAAAGTCGAAAAAATTTATGTTTACTCGTTCATTGCTGGCTAACAAATACCAAGCTTGCAAATCTGTGCTACCTTCTACGTTGGCACTATACTTCATCATGAGATATGTGCTAAATTTTTTACGTTCTTCTTCAGTGAGCTCATCATAAAATTCTCGATTTTTATTATCAAGTTGAGCCATTTCATTGTTTATCGACAACTTATCCATTTGCTTAATTCCTCTGCGATTAACTGGTGACCTTTTAAATTAGGGTGATATTTATTAGGATAAAAATACTCGCTGTTCCCTACATTCTGCCAGGGATAGTCAAGTTTGATCTGCATGGGCGGCTGCCCCAAAATTTCAATTAATGACTTTTCATAAATGTTTGCTTTATTAAATAATTTTGATTCAGGAAAAGAATACCAATTTGTAACAAAAAACAAAGGAATATTTCTTATTTCGCACAGCGATTGTATTAACAAGCAATTTCTTAAAAAATTAAATGTTGCTAATTCCCAACTAAAAATATACGAATAATAGCTTTTAGTTTCCATATCATTGAATGATGGGTGTATCTCTTTGGGAACACCGTTGCTTAAAGTCATCGATCGATTAATACCAGTTAGACAAAATAATACACCATAGTCGGTTAAATCGTTGATTTCGATGATATGCAAAAATTTATGCACCATATGATCAATACTAGTGGCAAACATACTTTGGTTATCTACAGGGATATCCAATATTTTTCCTATTTGTGCAGGAAAAGCATCAAGGGTATAGCGATCTAGCTCGCAGCCATAAGGCCAACTATCCCCAAGCACTAATAACTTTTTTATACTGGATGCCATTCGACTATGTTGTTCTCTTTTTTGATTAACAAATATATCATTTTAACACGTTCAAGTTCTGTTTGTAAAGTAATATTGGACTGCGATTCTAAGACAATTTCTTTCCATAGATCCCAGTCCAACTGATCTTTTTTTACTCGTTCAGCAGTTTTTCCTATTTCGATTCTTGTTAACGAATGGGATTCCCGAGCATACACAATACCATCAACTTGTTCGTAAATGTATGTAGCACCAGGTTTAAGACTACTCATTGTTTAAAGTAGATTTAAAATCGTATCCGTATTGACTAAAGGACCATTGCATAAATCTGGTCAGAGATTCTTTGTCGTCGGGATAACTTTCTAAATAAATCCTGATTAATCTATTAAACACTTGAAACATTTCTGGTTCTGTATATTTGGTCATTTTACCATGCCTTTGTATAATTAACTACTTCGCTTTGACGACTGATGTCTTTGACAAAATAAACACACAATGGTTTATCTTTATTTGTCTCCAGCGGTACCGCCAACATTTGTCCAGGTTTAAGTTTGGGGAAATACCATTTTACATCTTGATAAATGTCTACTACTTCAACTGGAAAAAACTCAGGTTTAAAACTGGCCATAGGATTAAACGCAAATGCACTAAATCCCCTGTCGTTAATAGATGTTAATGGAACTACTTCGAGATCTCCTAAGTCAGGTTCACCGATTAATAATTGCCAATCAATTGGCATCTTGATTATGCTGTTGCCTATTTTAAGTACTAATGCAGGGCTGTTAAAGCTTTCTAAAAAGATAAGCGGGATAAAAAAGTAATCAGGTTCTTTAGGGTCTGAATTATCTAGTACGCAGAATCTAATGTCATCTACTTCTTCTGGAATTTCATTAAGCTCGTAGCTAGTATTTTCTAATGTTAATAGTCTCATAATTTAATTATAGTGTCGTTGATTATTTTTTGCAATCTTTCAGCAAACTCTTTTTGTGTTTTTGGTGTAGTATGATATCCTGGGTCTATTCCCTCACTGGAGTCCCAAATATTATAATACAAACTGTAATTTTTACTTATAATATCATGGTCATTCAAAATTCCATGAAAAAATTGTTTTACAGTTTCATCGTCGTCCCACAAAATTTGGGGTTGTAATAAAACAGGTATTCTTTTCAGTTTCAGCTGATGAATACCATCTCTGATCAAATATTGATCTACTTTTTTCTTAACTTCGCTCAAATAAAAGTAAGTTATATAATCTTTAACTCCGGGGTGTCCTTTGTTTTCTAAATCCCAAATTGCACCAGTTTTAATATTTTGATCCTTTTTTGGTCCTGCAAAAGGATTTACAATAGACGATAGTGTTACATTTTTGGTTTGTGGCAAATTAATATTAAATGGGACTTCAATTCTATCAGGATAAGTTGGGCTGACAATGACCATGTCGGGATTTAACTTTAGTACTTCGTCTATTTGTAATCTAATAATAAAATTGGAAACACCACCTACTGCAAAATTATGCAAATCAGCATCAAACATTCTGGATATTAGTTCGCTCCAGTGCGTGTTTTTATAATCGGGTCGATGACTAACCGCACTCCAACTGCACCCGCAAACTGCTATAGTTTTTATTGCCATTCAGTTTTTTCTATACTAAAAGGATAGTTGGCTTCTTTATAAAATTGCTTGCGTTTGGTTAAATGTCGTTTGGCAAATTTACAAGTCGACGTTACGTCCCAGATCTGAACGAAGTCCTTGTCTTCAGCTCGTCTAATGCCTCGCCCAATTGATTGTATAACCCTTGTAAAGCTTTTTCCGGACTCCACAAGAACC